GTGTATAATACGCTGATGAAAAGCTATTTGTCTACGATGAAAATATTGAATGAGATGCTTGATAACATCCCGGCAGGAGATAGCAAGATTGAGAAGTTCTTAAATGATAGAGCTTGAAGAATATTTCACAGGGATCTATGACGGAAAGATAGTCGCTTGCGAGAAGATGAAGAAGACGGCCGAAATGATATTAAACGATTTCAGCTCTCCTGCACAATACCATTTTGATTATGACATAGCGAAAAGGCACGTTGACTTTATCGAGTATTTTTGCAAGCAGCCTAGCGGAACCATAGGTGAGCCGTTACAGTTACAACTGTTCCAGAAGGCAAGGCTCCAAACAATCTTCGGATTTGTGGATGATAACAATCTGAGGAAATACAATGAGGCTCTAATTATTGAGGGCCGAAAAAATGGAAAGACAACCGAAACAAGCTGTGTTGAGTTAGACCTTCTTATCAACGATTATGAAGGCTCTCCGCAGATTTATAACATAGCCACAAAAAAGGACCAGGCAAAGCTTGGCTTTGATGCGTGTGCCAAGATGGTAGCGCAAAGTCCGGACCTTCAGATCGTGGCAAAGAAAAGAGCATATGATATTTACTGTGACCGCAATTTTGGATACATCAAACCACTGGCGAGTGATACAAACGGCCTCGACGGCCTCGACATTCACGGCGGAGTTATTGATGAATTGGCTGCGATCAAGAACAGAGATATCTATGACTTAATTAAGCAAGGAATGGGTGCGAGAAAGCAGCCTTTACTCTTTTGCATAACTACCAATGGTTTTGTTCGAGAGGGTATCTTTGATGCGCAGTATAAATATGCGTCGGATATCCTCGACGGCAAGATCACAAATGACAGATTCATATCGTTCATCTATGAGCTGGATGATCCTGGAGAATGGGACAAGCCAGAGTGCTGGATAAAAGCCAATCCTGGCATTGGAACCATCAAGAGCGAAAAGTTCTTGGCTGAATGTGTTCAGAAGGCAAAGGATGATCCGAGCTTCAAGCCAACAGTCTTGGTTAAGGATTTTAATATCAAGCAGACAAGTGAAAGCGCTTGGCTTAGATTCGAAGAGACTGTAAGTCCGGAAATAGATCTAGGCGGTTATAAGTTTGATTACTGCATTGGCGGATTCGATGCAGCCGACAGTGTTGACCTTAATGCTGCAACGGCGCTTTGTATGAGACCTGGCGATGAACATATTTACCGCAAATCTATGTATTGGATTCCGGAGGATGTAATCAAGTCGCAAGAGAAGGCCGGAGATCGTCGAGGACGTGATAGTGTTCCGTATGATCTGTGGATAAGTCAAGGCTATATGAGGACTTGCCCAGGGAACAAATGTGATAAACACATATTCTTGGACTGGTTCCGAGAGCTGAAGTATTCGGAAGATTTATATGCGTTATATATTGGCTTCGATCCGTGGCATATAGACGACACTTTATTGACCGAGTTTAAGGCTGAATTTGGCGAAAATGCGATGATTCCAATAAGGCAAGGTGTAATTACCTTAAGCGAGCCAATGAAAGCTATGAAAGCCGATTTACAGGCTAAAAGGATAGTGTTTGACAATCCGATAGACCAATGGTGTTTAATTAACACGCACGTCAAAACGGATGTTAATGGAAATATACAACCAATGAAGTCTGCAGACCGTACACAACGTATTGATGGTACTGCTGCATTCTTAGATGCTTATCGAGTTCTTCAGGACAAGATGGGCGAATATGTTAATTTGAACAAGGAGAATTAAATGGGCCTTTTAGAGAGGATATTCCCAAAGCAAATGAGCGATTATGCGACTGGTGGTTACATCAAGACGTTGACCGGATACCAGCCAATATTCACATCGTTCAATGCAGGAATCTATGAAAGTGAATTATGCAGAGCTTCGATTCACGCTGTTGCGAATCATTGCTCAAAGTTAAAACCTGTTGTTAGTGGTGCAAGGCAAGACCTCCAAAAGATTATGGAGTTTCAGCCTAATCCATATATGGACACTACAAAGTTTTTATATAAGACAGCAACAATCCTGGAGACTGAAAACACTTGTCTAATAGTGCCTCTTTATGACAGATACTATGAAAAGATAGTCGGATTTTATCCGGTGCAGCCAAGCTTGGCGGAAGTAAGAGAGAGGAATGGCAAAATGTATTTAACATTCCAATTCCGCAATGGTCAAAGAGCAGCGATGGACTTTGATAAGGTTGGAATCCTCACAAAGTTCTTCTATAAACGCGACTTCTTCGGCGAGGATAACACAGTTCTCCAAACAACACTTGATTTGCTATGGACACAAAAGCAAGGCATCCGGGAAGGCATTAAGCAGAGCGCTACAATCCGTTTTATCGGAAAGCTTGCACAAGCAATCAAGCCTGATGATATCGAGAAAGAGCGCAAGAGATGGACTACACAAAACCTTTCATCTGAGAATAATGGCGGACTTGCAATATTTGATACAAAATACAGTGATGTAAGGCAGATTGATTCAAAACCATATATCATTGAGCCTGGTCAAATTGAGGCTGTTGAAAACAATGTATTCAATTACTTCGGCGTCAACAAGCCAATCCTCCAAAATAAGTTCACGTCGGATGAATGGGCTTCCTTCTACGAGGCTAAAATCGAGCCATTTGCACTGCAATTATCATTAGTGCTGACAAATATGTTATTCACGGCAGAGCAGAAGGTTAGAGGCAATCAAATTCAGTTCACAGCTAATCGTTTACAGTACGCTACAACGGCAGAAAAGCTTGCAGTGGTTCAGCAAATGACTGATAGGGGAATGATGAGCAGAAATGAAGGTCGTGAAGTATTCAATCTGGATCCAATTGAAGGTGGAGATGATTATATAATCCGCGGTGAATATTACAATGCCGATGAAAAGATAAGCGAGGAAGAAGATGGCCAGCAGTGATTATGGCAAGGCTGAAATGATTAAGTGGATTAACTTAAACTATCGGCCAAATGAAACGTGCCTTGATGTCGGAGCTTGTGATGGCAAGTGGTCTGATTTACTTGGCGGTTATTTGAAAATGGATGCAGTCGAGATCTTCGGCCCGAACATATCAGAACACGAACTTGCGAAAAAATACAACAATGTATTTTGCGGTTCGATACTAAACTTCGAATACAAGTGGTATGACTTGATTATATTCGGAGATGTGTTGGAGCATATGTCGGTTCAAGATGCACAAATAGTTCTTAAATATGCAAGTACAAGATGCAGGGATTTCCTTATTGGGATTCCCTTTTTATATGCACAAGATGAGCTATACGGTAACCCATGGGAGCGACACATCCAAGATGATTTAACTCCGGAATTGTTCCAGGAGAGATTTACGGACACGGAGTTGTTATTAGATACCGGAGAAAATTACGCATATTACCACAAAAGGAGATAGGTATGGACAAGAAAAAAGAATGCAGAGCATTTGAGTTTGAGCTTCGCGCAGAGCAGAGCGAGGAACACGGACATTTCGTAGCTGGGAGAGCAATCGTATTCAATCAGCCTTATGACAATGGTTGTTTTATTGAATACATTGAATCCGAAGCGCTTAATGACACGGACCTCAAGGATGTAAGACTTCTTGTAAATCACGATACAAGTATGATTCCACTTGCAAGAAGCAGAAACAACAATGCAAATAGCACAATGCAACTTTCAGTTGGATCAGAAGGAATGGATATCCGCGCTGATCTTGACACTGAAGGCAATGCAACAGCACAAGCACTTTATTCAGCAGCAAATAGGGGGGACGTATCTGGAATGTCCTTTATGTTTACTGTTGATGAAGATAGATGGGAAGGACTGGACTCCGACAAACCTTGCAGATATATCATAAAAATTGGCAAGGTATTTGAAGTGAGCGCAGTTACTTGGCCAGCATACGAACAGACCACTTTTGAAGCAAGAAGCAAGGAAGAAACACTGGAAAGTGTGACCTCCACATTGGAGAATGCAAGACTTCGTGCAGCTGAAGATGTGGCAAAAGCTGAGGCTGAGAAAGCGGAAGCTGAACGTAGAGCTAAAATTGAAGAACTTAAAGCTAGATTGACATCCATTAAGGAGGCTTAAATGGAAATCAAAGAAATGACAATGGATCAGGTTGAGGCAAGACTTGCTGAAATCAATCCGGAAGCAGAAGGAGCTGACCTCGAAGCGCTTAGTGCTGAAATGGATGCTCTTGAAGCAAGAAAGAAAGAAATAATCGCTGAAGCTGAAGCAAGAGACGCAGAACTTCGCGAAGTTGCAAAACAAAAAATCACAGAACCAATTGTTAAGGAGACAAAAATGGGAGAAAGAACTTTCGCTGTAGATACAGCAGAATACAGAGCAGCATGGCTCAAGAAACTTGCAGGAATGCCAATGGACGCTGAAGAAAGAACAGCAATGTCCACAATCGATGTAATTCCTACAATTACAGAAAACACAATTATCAACAGACTCAAAGAAAACGCACTTCTTCAGTACGTTGACTTCACACAGTTCCCAGGATTCGTTAACATTCCTAACTACACCACAAATGGTGATGCAGCTTGGTCTGATGGCAACGAACAGCAGGATGAAATCGGACACGTAGCACTTTCCGTATATCAGCTCATTAAGACAGTTGAATTCCCTGCATCCGCAGAAAAGATGGGTATCGACGCATTCGAAGCTAAGCTCGTTGAAGCACTTATCAACAAGATTGAATCTGCACTTCAAAACGCAGTAATCGTTGGTGATGGTTCCTCCAAGCCAACAGGAATCAACAACACACACAGCACAGCTGATGGTACATTCACAAAGAACGCTATTTCAAAGGCTGACCTTCTTAAGATTATGGGTAAGCTCCCTGGCAAGTTCCAGAAGGACGCAGTTTGGATTATGCCATCTGCAGTATTCTATGAAGCTATGGGCATTGCAAACATCCAGAACTTTGTAAATGTTGGCGATGATCTCAAGAAGATGATTGCTGGCAAGCCAGTTATCACAGATGATTCTTGCGTAATTTCCTCAACAGATACAATCTTCTATGGTTGCGCAAAGGCTTATCACCTTAACCTCTCTGCTCCAATCGAAGTTGCAAGAGACACATCCGTTGGATTCAAGACAAACAAGATTAACTACAGAGCAGTATGCTACGCAGATGGTAAGCTTGACGATGTAAACGCATTCGTTAAGTACACAAGAGCAACAGCATAGTTGAAGGGAAAACACAATATATAGGGCCTCGGTGTAACAGCCGAGGTCTTTTCATAAGAAAGATAAGGAGACTAAAAGATGAGTAAAAAAATAATGATTGCGATTCCGTGCGCGGACCATTTAGACGTGCGCTTTGTTAAATCTCTCACGGATATGCTATTCCGGATTCCAAAAGATGTTGCAGTCGCTGTTCAATATCATCCAGGCTCGTTGATTTATAATGCAAGGAACCAGCTAGCAAAACTTGCTGTGGATAACGAGTTTGATTATATACTTTGGCTTGATAGTGATATGAGCTTTGAGGCTGATTTACTAGAAAAGCTATTGGAAGATATTGATGGCAAGAGTTTTGTGTCAGGCTTGTACTTTACAAGAAAGCCACCAAAATTCAAACCGACAGTGTTCCAGAAGTGCGACATCGTACAACAGGATGATGAAATGGGCATTGAATGGGAACATGTTGAAAGTGTTCCAAGTGAAATGTTTGAGATCAAAGCTTGCGGATTTGGTTGCGTACTTATGAAAACATCATTAGTTAAAGACATACTCGAAAAGCGAGGTCTCCCTTTCTCACCAATTCTTGGTCTGGGCGAGGATTTGTCATTCTGCGTTAAAGCAAGGAAAACTGATCCAGAGCTGAAGCTTTGGTGTGATCCGAAGCTTATTATCGGACACGTAGCACAAATAGTTATAGGTGACCAAGATATGGTCAATGATTGGAATCTTTCCTGCGCGGAAAAAGCGTAGTTAAGATATATCTGGGGCAGTTCCTTATCTTTTCTGCCCCAACCCCTTTTAAGGAGCAAATATGGCATCCACACTTTTAGCAGATGTGAAAACATCATTAAGAATTACACATAGTTCTCTGGATAATGATATCGCAGCAGAGATTAGCGCTTGCAAAAATGATCTAGTTGGCGTTGGACTCCTCGAAGCCACAGTTGAGGAAGAAGACGAGCGTATTACTGAATTATGCAAGTTATATGTCAAAGGCAAATATGATTACCAGGGAAAAGGTCAACAATATTGGCAAATGTATTGCGATCTAAGAGATGCGACTTCGATGAACGCAGACTACACGGAGGTTCAGCCTAATGTATAACGATACTGTCAAACTTGTTCCAACAACGAGAACAGTCAACAGTATGGGAGATCCAATAGATACTGACGGAACCAAGAAGGAAGTCTTTTGTCGCGTCAAAAGTTATTCATTGAAGGATAAGTTTATGGCTCGAAATGATGGCGAGGTTCCAGAACTCCTCATAGTGCTGGCTGACAAGCTCGAATATTCGGACGAAAAATTTGTTGAATATAAAAACATTAGATATGAGGTTGTTGGAGTTACATTCAATGACACGGCTAATGATATTGGATTGGCGGTGAGAAGATGGCAAACATCATAAGTCTTCGTACAATCATCCAAAGCTTACTGACAACAAAATGCAACAATGTTTACTACGAAAAAGCAAAAAGCAATACGCCGTTTCCATACTGCGTGTACTCAATCCATCTTATTGATGGAGAGGTAATGAAGCAAGGAAGCTTGGAAATAAACATCGTTGATGATGATCAGAACACCACGGATCTAGAAACGCTTGCCAAAGACCTTTGGACATTATTCGACCATTACTATTACATAGACAATGATCTTGCATTAGTTTTCTATTGCAACGATCTTAGCAACGTTGATGTTGGTGAAAAAACACTGCATCAGCGCAGATTACTTATAACTTTTAAGACTTGTTAAATGGAGGCTAAATATGGCATTCACAGGCTTAACAGCAAACACAAAAAAGAACATTCAACTTGATGCTGGTATGCTTTATAAGAACTTCACAATTGGTTCCGATGAACCAGGTTCTTCTGCTGCAGCAAGCAAGATTATAGGAGCAACAGAGGGTGGGGCAACATTCTCCGCCGTTCCAGAAGTAAGACAGATTTCAGTTGATGGAGTAAAAGGTCCAACAAAGGGATTCGAAGTAATTGATTCCTGGACAGCAACTCTTACAGCTAATATCAAAGAAGTTACAAAGGATACAATTGCACTTGCACTTGGCGCTGTAACAATCAGCTCAACAGATATATCCGGTTATAACCAGGTTACACCAAATGCTGACTTTGCTGATTCCGATTATCTTAACAACATCGTTTGGGTAGGAAAAATTACAGGAAGCGCAAGTCCAATTATGATTGAACTCTCCAATGTGCTTAATCCAAATGGATTCAGCCTTAAGGTAGCAGACAAGAGCGAAGGAAATGTTCCTGTTGTTCTTACAGCACACTATTCCGCTGATGCGCTTGATACTGTTCCATTCAAGATTTACACACCAGTTGTATCTTATTAACAGAAAGGGGAATGAAAGATGAGAAAATTAAACACTGAAGATGTATTCAAGGCTTTTAGGTTAGTCACTAAGTCTAGCCTAAAGGCCGAGCTTCAAAAAATCATAGAGGATGTCGCAGTGCATGGTACTAAGTCGGTTGAAAAACTTGGCATTACCGGAATGCTTACGGCGGTGGAAACATTGACCGAGGAACAGTGTGAACATCTTTTTTATGAGTTACTTTCAGGTCCGTATGAAATGAATCCAGAGGAAGTGGGGAAGCTCGACATCGACGAACAAATAAGCAAATTACAAGAACTCTATGAGGTGTCAAATCTCAAGAGTTTTTTTACTGTCTTGTCCAACTTACTGAAGAAGAAGTCTTAACGATTTCAGCACGATATCCGTGGGAGTACATTAAAAGCCTTGATGCCGAGAACTTCTGCGAGATATTGCTAAATGGTAAGAGGGCAAGAGAAGAAAATAAACTGTTCTTTAGGTGGTGTTTATATGACACTCTTCCAATAGGAGAGTCAAAGAGCTTCAAAGAATTCAAAGAGTATTTTGTTTATAAGAAGCCAAAGGACATTAAAGAGATCACTGAAGAACAAAAAGAAATAGCAAAGCAATTTTCACACGGATACAAGGAAGTAGAGTATGGAAATGAAAATATGTTGGACTTGTCATTGTGAAAAACCGATAGAAGAGTTCGGCAAAAGCGAAAAAGCAAAAGATGGGCATAGAGCGACTTGCAAAGCGTGTAGGCATCTTGAATATCTAAAAAACCAAGATAAAAACAAGGCCCGCTCAAGTGCTAATTATTATGCAAATCACGAAAAGAAAAAAGCAAGTCAACGCATCTATAATCGCAAAAGGGCAGACTATCAGCGAGAATACATGAAAATCTATTACGAAAATAACAAGGATGTTATCAAGGAGAATGTCAGAAAGAACGCGCTAAAAAGAAAACATTCTGATGTTGGGTATAGGTTGATTTGCAATTATCGAACAAGAATCTATAAAGCGGTAAAAGGTATTGAAAAGCCTAAAAAAACTATAGAGCTTATAGGGTGTAGCGTTGAAGAATTAAAAGACCATCTTGAAAAGCAATTCAAGCCTGGGATGTCATGGAAAAATTATGGGAAGTGGCATATTGACCATATTAGACCTTGCAGTTCGTATGACCTCCTTGATATTGAGCAAATGAAAGAATGTTTTAATTATAAGAACCTTCAACCATTATGGGCGGAAGAAAATCTGCTCAAAAGTGATAACTATGAAGGAGGTAAGGGCTAGATGGAAATATTTCGCCTATTCGGATCTATTTTAATTGATTCATCCGAAGCAAACAAATCAATATCAAAAACAACAAGCAATGCTGAAGGGCTTGGCTCTAAATTAGCTAGCGGAATAAAGACCGCTGCAAAGTGGGCGGCTGGAATAACCACTGCTGCAGTTGCAGTCGGTGGCGCAATGCTTGGAGCAGCAAAAGATGCAGCGGATTCACTTGGTGACATCGATGATGCTGCACAACGTATGAAAATTGATGCAGAGTCACTTCAAGAGCTTGAGCATGTAGCAAAGATGTCTGGACTTGGGTTGTCAGATCTAGAAAAGGCTGCAAAGAAACTCGAAGGCACTGACCTTAATTTAGACCAAGCGATTGACCAAATAATGAGTCTTGGCAC